TCTTCTACGTCGAGCGCAAGGTCTCGGAGAACCGCGCAATCGTTGAATTCGAGCTTGCCGCGGCGAGCGACGTGGAAGGCGTTTTGCTGCCGCGGCGCCAGGTCATAGCGAACGTCTGCTCGTGGACCTATCGAAGCTCTGAATGCAGCTACGCGGGCGGCGCGGTGGCGCAGGCTGACGATACACCGACGACGAACATTAACCTCGACGTGTGCGGCAAGCGCGTGTCCTCGTGCAAGCTGCGCTTTGGCGCACTCGCTGAGCTGCCTTACGGCGGCTTTCCCGGATCTCGGGTGACTGCATGACCCCCGAAGCGCTCGAAGCGTTCAAGGCGCATGCGCGCGCCGAGTACCCGCGCGAAGCGTGCGGCTTGCTCGTCAACTCGCGTTACGTTTCCTGCCGCAACCTGGCTGAGACGCCGGCCGAGCATTTTGTGCTATCGCCGCACGACTACCTGGCCGCGTCGCAGCAGGGCAAAGTTGAGGCGGTCTGCCATACGCATCCGAACGCGAGCGCGGAGCCGAGCGAAGCTGACCGCGCCGCTTGTGAGGCGTCGCAGCTGCCCTGGTACATCCTCTCCTGGCCTACCGAAGTGCTGCGCTCTATCGCGCCGTGCGGTCATGTCACGCCGCTTCTCGGGCGCGCGTTCGTGCACGGCATTCACGACTGTTATGGGCTCGTGCGTGACTACTACAAGCAGACCCTGGGTATCGAGATCCCGGATTACGAGCGCCGCGATCAGTGGTGGGAGCGCGGTGAAAACCTCTACATGGAGTTTTTTGCCGAAGCGGGCTTCGTTTCTGTGCCTGACCTGCAGCCGCACGATGTGATTCTCATGCAGGTGCGTTCGCCCGTGGCAAATCACGCCGCGGTCTATCTCGGCAACAACATCATGATCCATCACCTTTGGGGTCGCCTTTCCAAGCGCGATGTGTACGGCGGCTATTGGGCCAAGCACACGCGTCTGATTGTTCGGCATCGGAGTCGCCTGTGAAAACGATCATTCTCGAGGGAGCGCTTGGCGAGAAGTTCGGCTCGCGCTGGGAGCTGGACGTTCGCTCGCCCACGGAAGCGCTGAGGGCTATCGAAGCGAATCGCCCGGGCTTCTTCCGGCACTTGGTTGCTTCTGATGAGCAGGGCGTGAGCTACGCCGTGTTGCTCACTACGGAAGATCAGGGCATCGAGTGCCTGGCCGAGAGCCAGCTGCGCTCGCCGTTTGGCAACGAGACGCTGCGCATTGTTCCGATGATCACCGGCGCCAAGTCGAGCGGTGCGCGCGCTTTCGAATATGCGACAGGCTGGTTCGGTGCTTCGAGGCCCGGAGGCGGTCAGACTGTCCTCGGCGTGGCGCTTCTGGTGGTCTCGTATTTCGTGCCCTGGCTGGCGCCCTACTTCGTGCCCCTCGGCCTTGCGCTGATTGCCGGCGGCGTGTCGAAGATGCTCACCAAGCATCCGCAGACCGACCAGAGTACGGCTGATGGGCTTACCAGCTATTACTTCAGCGGTGCGCAGAACACGGCCGCGCAAGGCGCAGCCGTACCTGTTGGTTATGGGCGGCTGATCGTCGGATCGGTGGTGGTGAGCGCCGGAGTCGTCTCCGACAACCTGCGGGTGTACACCTGATGGGTCAGCTTAAGTCCATTGTCGGCGCCGGCGGAGGGAAGGGTGCCGGGAGCTCTCAAGGCCCGACGGAGGCGCCGGATTCTCTGCAATCCAAAGCCTACGCGAAGCTGCTTGACCTGGTGTGCGAAGGCGAGATTGGGGGGCTGGTCAACGGTGCGCAGTCCGTCTTTTTAGACGATACGCCGATTCAAAACGCGGACCTGAGCTACAACTTCCAGAACGTCACGTTGCTGACGGTGCCGGGCACTCAGTCGCAAAGCTACATTCCGGGATTTTCAGACACCGAATCCGAAACGGCCGTGGGCACGCAAGTGCTTTTCGCGACGCCGGTTATTCGGCAGATCGTTGACGCGAGCGACAACCGCTTGCGCATTACGCTGGGCTTCCCGGCGCTGCTCACGACCAACCTTACTTCGGGCGACACGACGGGCGCCTCAGTAGGGATCACCATCGAAGTACAGCCCAACGGGGGCTCTTACAGCACGATCGTCTCAGACACGATCACCGGCAAGACGCGCTCGCGCTATCAGCGCAGCTACGAGATCCCGCTGACTGGCTCGGCGCCCTGGAATATTCGCGTCAAGCGCGCCTCGCTCGAGAGCCAGGTTTCCAGCGTTCAGGATCAGGTGTGGTGGGATAGCTATACCGAGATCGTCGATTCGAAGTTCTCGTACCCGAACTCGGCGCTGGTCGGCATTCAGATCGACGCCTCGCAGTTCAACAACGTCCCGGTCCGCGGTTACGACATGAAGTTGCTGAAGGTCAAGATCCCCAGCAACTACAACCCGATCGCGCGCACCTATACCGGAACTTGGGACGGCACCTTCCAGGTTGCGTGGACCGATAACCCGGCGTGGTGCTTCTACGATCTGATCACGAACACGCGCTACGGCCTGGGTAGCTATATCGATCCGGCGCTCGTGGATAAGTGGGGGCTGTACGCAATCGCTCAGTATTGCGACCAGCTGGTGCCAGATGGGTACGGCGGCACAGAGCCGCGCTTCACGATGAACGTGTACCTGCAGTCGCAGGCGGAAGCCTACAAGGTCGTGAGCGATCTGGCCTCAGTGTTTCGCGGAATGGCGTACTGGTCGAGCGGCTCGCTTGTTGCCTCGCAAGACTCGCCGGCTGACCCGGTGCAGATCTTCACGCTTGCGAACATCGTCGGCGATTTCAATTACGCAGGCGCGGCGCGCAAAGCCCGGCACACTGCGGTGGTCGTGCAGTACAACGACCCCAACAACCGCTACAAACTGACGCCAGAATATGTTGAGGGCGATCCCTCGCAAATCACTCGTTTCGGGGTGCGCGAGGAACTCGTGGTCGCTTTCGGTTGCTCGAGCCGGGGCCAGGCCAATCGTGTCGGCCGCTGGATTCTGTTCACTGAGCAGTACGAAGCCGAGGTGATCACTTTCGAGGCGGGGCTGGATTCAGTTTATTGCCGCCCCGGGGACATCATCAAGATCGCCGATCAAGGCCGCGCCGGCACGCGCATGGGCGGAAGGCTTCTCTCTGCGGCCTCGGACAACGTCACGATCGACAACCCCGTCACTCTAGCCGCCGGGCACACCTACACGCTCACTCTCGTGATGCCCGACGGCACGCTGCAGGATCGCATCCTCAACAACTCGGCGGGCAGCACGTCCGTGCTTACGTTCGCCGCGGCGCTTCCAAGCACCGACATCGTCGGCACGCTTTGGGTGCTCGCCGCCGACAACCTGCAACCACAGCTTGCGCGCGTCGTGGGTATCGGGGAAGCCACCGAAACCACGATCAGGATCTCGGCGCTTGCGCACTACCCGAGCAAGTATGCCCTAGTGGAAAACGGTTTGCAGTTGCAGACCGTCGCCATTTCCCAACTTTCCAACACGCCCTCGCCTGTCGCATCGGTCACAGTCGAACAGGAGCTCTACATCGAGGCCGCCACGGTCAAGGTTCGCATGGTGGCGCATTGGGGTGCGGCAGCCGGTGCAGCGACGTACCGCGTGCTCTGGCGCCGCGCGAGCGGCAACTGGACGCTTGTGCCGCAGCACAGCGCCACGATGGTGCAGGTCGAGGACATTTCGCCCGACACCTACGAGGTCAAGGTCTACGCCGTGGGCGCGTTCGGCGACTTGAGCGTACCCACAACGGGCAGCGCCGCCCTTCCCGGCAAAGGGGCGCCTCCTGCGAATGTCACCGGTTTCACCGCCACAAAGGCTGCGGGCAGTGTGCGGCTGACCTGGAATGCGGTGCCGGATCTCGACGTTGCCGGCTACGAAATTCGGCAGGGCGCGAGCTGGGCAACCGGCACTCCGATCCTCGCGGACTACGCCGGCACGTCCTACCCGCTGGACACGCTGCCCGTGGGAACGACGACGCTGTTCATCGCGGCGATCGACACGACCGAGCACTACTCGAGCGTGCCCGCGCAACTCAACGTGACCATCAACGCGCTTGGCACCCCGGTGGTTTCGGGCAGCGTGGTGGGCACGAACGCGCACCCTACGTGGGCGGCGATCGCCTCGGACCTCCAGATCGACCACCACGAGATCCGCGTCGGCTCCTCGTGGAACTCGGCCGCTCCGCTCACCACCGTGAAGGGTACGAGCTACCCGGCGACGGTCGACTGGCTTGGCAACCAGACCTTCCTCGTGGCGGGCGTCGATGTCGCAGGCAACGTGAGCGGCGCGGGCTCGGTCACGGTCTCGGTCGCAGCGCCCTCCGCCCCCGCGCCGACGATCTCCGTCGCAGGCGAGAATTACGTGCTTGCCTGGGCGGCCCCGGCGTCGACCCTTCCGATCGTCGAGTACGAGGTTCGCTACGGCAGCACCTTCGCCGGGGGCACGGTCGTTGGGCGTGTCAAGGGCACGACCTACACCGCGAAGGTGACCTGGGGCGGCAACCGCACCATCTGGCTTGCCGCCATCGACAGCAACGAGAACATCGGTGCGGCCGGGAGCACGGCGCTCAACATCGATGTGCCGGGCTCTCCCACGATCACCCAGCAGACGATCGATAACAACGTCTTGTTTTCGTGGAATGACGTTACGCGCAGCCTGCCGATCAAGTATTACGAAATGCGCAAGGGCTCGAGCTTTGCTTTGGCGACGGTCATTGGCACGGTGGGCGGGCGCTTTCAAACGCTATTCGAATCAGCGCCCGGCACCTACATGTATTGGATTGTGGGTGTGGACTCGGCGGGCAACTACGGCACCGAATCGTCGACCGCGGCGACGGTCAACCAGCCGCCGGGCTATGTGCTCTACGCCAACCAAGACTCGCAGTTCGACTCGACTAACCGGTCCAGCGTCCTCAGCGTGAGCGCTGAGCATTACGCGCTGTCGCTTAATGGCAGCACGCAGTGGGGCCAGCTCGCGAGCATTCCTTCGCTCGACGGCGGGGTGACTGGCATCACCTTCGAGGCGTTCTTCTTCTATGACAGCTCCGGCTCCTACGGGCTGATCGAGAAAACCGTTGGCGGGGCGATCAACACCTCGGTTTCGCTTCTTCAGAGCTCCGCCAACCTTACCGCCCGGGTGGTGATCAGCAGCACGCAGCACGACGCAACGTATGCGCTACCCGCGTCCCTGCTTGGCTCGTGGGTGCATGCCATCGGCCGGTGGGATTCGACAAATGGCGTGCAGATCGCCGTCCAGGGCGTGAACCAGGCGACCACCGTCGCCGCGGGCACGCTAGACCAAGGCGCCGGGGCGCTCTATGTCGGCACACTTGCAGGCGCCTCGCGCCGCAACGGCCAGCTCGGACCGTGCCGTGTGTATGCACGCCGCATCACCGACACCGAAGTCGGAGAGCACTACCGCGGCATCTACAAGGACAACTCGAGACTCGTCGCCTCCTGGAACTTCAGCGAAGGCTCTGGCAGCGTTGCGTATGACGACACCGACAACTCCTACGACCTCACGCTTGAGGCCGCACCGCCCTTCATTCAGACCGCGCTCGACGGGCGATTCGACCTGACCGCCGGCTTGCCGCAGGCGTTCTACCCGGTCAAGACCGAGGAGACTTTCGCTGAGCACTTTACCAATAACGCCTGGTCAACCATCCAGGATGCGATCAACGCTTACTCGCACGGCCTGAGCCCGGCGCCGACGACTGCGCAGTACGTCGAGGTGTTCGACATGGGCGCGGTGCTCGCCGCAACCAGAATCACCGTGACGCTGACCGGGAGCACGCTCCTTGGTACGGTGACGATCACGCCGAAGATCAGCACAAGCCACGCGCA